CTGCTCATATGATGCAAGCACTACAAAGAGAAGAAATTGATAAAATTGTTTTTGTTCGAAACATCCAAAAGTTAAAAGATGCTGGTGAGGTTGGATTTCTTAAAGGAGACTTATTTTCAAAAATGCTCACATGGTCACTTCCACTTGCGGATCAAATTGGTGGGATTGAAGCATTAGAAATGCTAGTTGAAAAAGGAAAAATTGAAATACAGCATTTTGAATCAATTAGAGGTAGAAGTTTTACTCGTTGCGGAGTTTATTGTACTGAGATTCAATCAATGTCAGATTATCACGCTAGAGTTTTGCTGAGTCGGATAGGGAAAGATTCTTTTATCTACTTGAATGGCGATATAAAACAATCTGATAGTGACTACAACAAACATAACTCAGCTATTAATGCACTCAAGAGACTTAAAGGACATCCGTTATTTGGAGTTGTCACTTTAGACAAAACGGAGCGTTCAGATATTGCTAGTTTAAGTGAATTGATTTAATTGGACTACTTTCGAGTAGTCTTTTTTGTTTTAAAGGGATAAAAGGAGGGTTTTAAACATGGCAAGTAAAAAAGTACACACTGTAAATTTAAAAGGTATTTTAGATTTGGACACAATGGAAATTACAGAACAAGCAAAAGAAGCAGAATTCACATATGATTTCTTAGAAATTCTACGTGACTTTGATGGTAAACAAGTTTCCATTAGCGTTAAAGAGGAAAATGATTTACCAGTCAAGGACGAGGAATAGGAGGAAAATAAATGAATCCTATTCTAAGAGAAGAAAATGAATCGTTTCTTGATTATCATGTACGATTATTTGCAAATAAAGAAACATACGGAATTGATTCTTATGAAATCGCTGAACTTTTAAACAAAGAATACGGTACTAACTATTCCGAAAGTAAATGGCGAAAAGATTACGCTGCTTATGTGTATTGGAAAGATTATATCATGAATAAGAATCTTGATAAGGAAATTTTGGATAAATATGAAGAAGTTCGTATTGAGTCAGAAAAAGAAAAGATTCGTAATCGTGATCAGAAAAGTGCTTACCGTAAGTTAATCGCTAATCAAGCACGTTTTGAAGGAATTAAAGATGATGTTTATAATGCAGTGTTGAAATTAGAGAAAAAGAAACCTTTGCAATTTAGACCTAACTTTAAAGATATTCAATCAAATAAAAGTGGATTAGCATTGTTTAGTGACTGGCACTATGGTATGCAAGTGTCTAATTCAATGAATGAATTTAATAAGAAAGTATTTGATAGACGGGTAGCAAAGTTAATGAGTAAGATAATTGAACACGGACATGCGAATAAAATTAGCACATTGCATGTTGGTCAATTAGGTGATTTAGTATCAGGTACAATTCACGTATCGACTAGGGTACAATCTAATGAAGATATTATTGAGCAAATTAAATATGTGTCAGAGGTACTTGCTGAAGTTTTATCTAAGTTAGCAAATGAGTTTCCACGTATTAAATACTACAATGTAATTGGCAATCATGGTCGTACTGGTCACAAAAATGATGTGGGCATCAAGGAAAATTTTGAATATTTGATACCTTGGTTCTTAGAGGCTAGATTACGTGATTTTGATAACATTGAAATTATTACTGACCAAGATGGTTATGTGGAAACTAAAATATTCGGTGAGGATATTGTACTTGTGCATGGAAATTATGACAGAGTAGATCAGTGTGTGACTAAACTCCCTCAAATTTTGGGATACGTCCCTTCATATATTATGGGTGGACATATTCATCATAATTATGATAAGGAATTTGGACATACAACTGTAGTTGTAAATGGTTCACTCATAGGGGCAGACGATCACACAATGCAAGGTAGATATGGTGCTAAACCAAGTCAGAAGTTTATGGTATTTAATGAAGACGAAGGATTAGAAGCAACTTATATAATTAAACTAAATTAATCAAATAATGGTATGATGGTCAGTCCATCCGATGCCACACTAAAAAAAAATAAGGAGTGTGGAAGTTATGGAAAAAATCGAAAAGTTAAGTGGAGTAATTTATGATTTCAGCGAAATGGAATTTATTAATCATCTAAAAGAAAGAGTCATTATCATTAATGAAGATGTTTGCGATATTCTTGTAGAACGAGTAATTCTGCAAATTCTTAAATGGAATCGTGAAGATGAAGTTAAACCTGTTGAAGAACGTAAAAAAATCGAAATCTTATTAAATACTCCGGGTGGAGATGTGTATTTAGGTCTAGTTTTATGCGAAGTGATTAAAAAATCTGTTACACCTGTTGAAGTAACTATTTTAGGTATGGCAGCAAGTATGGGTAGTATTATCGCTATGGCTGCTCATAAAACTAAAGCTTACGAATACTCTAATATCTTAATTCATGACGGTAGCACTTTCTTAGTTGGTTCAAGTAATAAAGTTAAAGACCATATGAAATTCCAAGAATTAAAAGATAAACAAATTAAAGATTTTATTATTGCCAATACAAAAATCACAGAAGAAAAGTATGATGAAATGGCAGATAGAGAATGGTGGTTAACTGCTGAACAGGCTTTAAAGTTAGGAATTGTAGACGAGATATTATAAGAGAACCCCTTACACAGCATTCACTCTTTCCAGTATTGAGTGAGTGTTGAATAAGTGGTTTTTATTATGAATAAAAGGTGGTGAGTACTGTGGTTCGTGGAAAACAAGTTGTTGTAAAACTTACCTGTTCGTCTTGTGGTAAAGAAAAGAACCCAACTGATTTTTATGCTTCTAACTCCCCTTTCCATAAACACACAGGAAAATTATCTGTATGTAAGGAATGTTTTTGGGAATTTATTGATAATGATATTGAAAAATTAAAGATTGCGTTACGTATGGTTGATAAACCATTTTTAGTTGATATTTTACAAAGTTCTCAGGATGAAGCAGAACGTGATAATAAAAATTTAATTAAACTATATATGAAAAATATAGGTATGCCACAATATAAGACATTTAATTGGTCAGACAGTGTTTCTAACAATGAGAAGGAATTTAATATCACAGTTGAAGATTCCAGTTCATTTGATGAAAACTCATTATATAAAAAATGGGGACGTGGATATGCAGCAAGTGACTTAGAATATCTCGAAAACTTCTTTGCTGAATATGCACATAGTTATGCAACAGATACTCCTGTACAAGTTAACTTATATAAGAATATCGCTAAAGTTCACTTACAAGCAGAAAAAGAATTATCTGCAAATCAAACTAAGAACTTTAAAGACTTAATGGAATTGTCATCTAAATTACACAATGACGGTAATATTAAACCTATTCAGTCAACTGGTGCGAATGATGATAAAGGTCTATCCACATATGGACTTTGGATTAAGACAATCGAACAAGATGAACCTTGTGAGTACTTTGAGAATAAACCTATCTACGAAGATTTTGATAAATTTAAGAAATATATTGACGACTGGTTCGTTCGTCCAATGAAGAATATCTTTAACATTTCTAAAGATTTTAATGTTAGGGATGATGACGAATAATGGCTGGAATACAAAACTTTGAAGTAGATAGGAATAAAAACTCTAAAGGTCAAAACGCTTTAGCAAAGATTCAAAGTGTAAGTAAAACCAAAGAGAATCAGAGTAAAAATGTTCGCATGAGAAATCAAATGAAAAAATGGACTTCCTTCTATAGATTGAATATCCATCGTTTCGTAGATCATTACTTTGGGATTGAATTATTCTTCTTTCAAAAATTATTGCTTTTCTTTATGAACCTTAACACATTCGTTATGATTGTTGCTGCTCGTGGATTATCAAAATCATTTATGATTGCGATATTCGCATGTGCAAGATGTGTCTTATACCCTAACACAAAAGTTATTATTGCTTCTGGTGTAAAGAAACAAGCAAAATTAATTATAACGGAAAAAATAGAAAAAGAATTAATGCAATATCCAAATTTAGCAAGAGAAATAAAACAAGTTAAATCATCATCGAATGATGCAACTGTCATATTTCATAACGGATCAACCATTGAAGCTGTAACCTCTTCGGAAAACTCAAGGGGTTATCGTGGGAACATTTTGATCCTTGAAGAGTTCCGTATGATTGATGAAGGTATTTTAAACACAGTTTTAAAACCTTTCCTAAACGTATATAGACAACCTCCTTATTTAAAAAAGGAAAAATATAGTCATCTAAAAGAAGAAAACATTGAATTATATATTTCTTCTGCATGGTACACTTCTCATTGGATGTGGAAATCCATGCAAAGCGCAAGAGATTTGATGTTAAAAGGTAAAGATGTAATGTTGTTCTCTTTAGACTACCTCACATCTATTCATCATGGTTTATTGAGTAAAAAACGTATACAAAAAGAACGTGAGAGTTCTGCATTTGATGAGGTAGGATTTCTCATGGAATATGAAAACTTAATGTACGGTCAGAACGAAAATGCAATCTTTAAACTTGAAGATATCACTAAAAACAGAAAATTAAAGAATCCTTTCTACCCTATCAAGAACATAGATTATGTTTCTAATAAAAACAGTAGGAAAAAGGATAAAGATAAACTACGTGACGGTGAAATTAGGGTTATTGGTGTAGACGTTGCCTTGATGGGTGGTAGTGCAAACGATGCTACAGTTGCTACTTGTGTAAGGCTTATTCCTAATGGTGACAAATACCTTAGAAAAGTTTCCTATATAGAAACTATAGAAGGTGGTCATTCTGAAGACCAAGCAATAAGAATTAAACAATTATTTGAAGATTTTAAAGCGAGTTATGTCGCACTTGACACTCATGGTAATGGTATGGCTGTTTATGACCAATTAGTTAAAGTTAACTATGATGATCAAAGAGATGTCGAGTATGAAGCATGGTGTGCTTACAATGATGATGAAATGAAGGCTCGTGCAAAAACACAAAACCCACTACCAGTTGTATTTTCTATTAAGGCTAATAGCCGAATAAACCATGAAATTGCTACTTCTTTACGTTCCAATCTTCAAAGTTCTAATATCGAATTGTTAATTAATGAAATTGAAGCAAAAGATAATTTATCAGATAAAAAGAATTATCTTGATTCCTCTATTGAAGATAAAGTTTTAATGGAGTTACCTTATGTGCAAACTACACTGTTGGTAAATGAATTAGTAAACCTAGAACATCAGATTGTTGGTGGGTATATTAAGATTACTGAAAAAGCTGGTAAACGTAAGGATAGATATAGTTCATTAGGTTTTGCAAATTACCTTGCTAAGATTCTTGAAGGTGAAAACTTAGTGGATAGAAGTCATAATACAAACTTTTCAGATTATATGTTTTACAACTAACCTTTACTTACAGGAGGTGAACAAATGCCAAGACAAAAGAAAGAAACTACTGAGCAACCTCAATCTCTTCATTACGATGAACGTGAAATGATTCAGTTTGAGAAATTATCAGAGGGTATATACGCTATAAATTATAAAACAAAACCTACTTATATCAAATATACAAAAGAACAAGTAATGAAAGCATTGGAATCATCTAACGTTTCTACTCTTAGAATAATGTCAAATTACTTTTTCAATGTGAGTGGTGAATATCGAAGAATATTACACTACTTCTCTTCTATTTTAACATTTGATTATTTAGTAGTTCCAAGAACTTATGATGATAGTGTAGATTATCAGAAAAATTTAGATAAGGTTCTAAAATATACGGATAATGCTAATATCAAAGAGGTTAATAGATTCATTGCATT